GGTACTGACAAACAAGCTAGTGACTATTGTAAAAAAGATGGAGACTTCGATGAATATGGCGCTATGTTAACTGGTGGAACTGGTGACCAATGGACTCGTTACAAAGAATGGTTGTTGCAACGAACTATTCCTCCTTCTGAGACAGAGGTTTGCCTTGAATTCCCGTCTTTGTACGGACGCTATCGCACTGCTGCTCTTCAGATGTCTCGCTTGCTGTGTCCGATTCCTCTTCACGTTGAAGGAGATCTTCGCCCATGGCAACAAGATCTTGAAGCAATACTATTAGACGACCCAGACGATCGTACAGTGCATTTCCGTATAGATGAACAGGGCTCTGCTGGTAAGACATGGTTTACGCGTTATTGGTTGACGAAGTATACGAAAGAGACTCAGTTACTTCGTGTTGGAAAGCGTGATGATTTGGCTCACGCGATTGATGAAACAAAATTGTATTATTTCTTTGATTGTCCCAGAGGAAGTTTGGAGCATTTCCAGTACTCCATCTTGGAACAGCTGAAGGACCGGGTTGTGTTCAGTCCAAAATATGACAGCACGACTAAACTCCTCCACCACAAGGCACACGTCGTTTGCTTTACCAACGAATATCCGGATATGGACGCATTGTCTGCGGACCGATACGACGTCATTGAACTATGAATAATCCTTATAGACGTCCACGCACATTTAACGATTGGCATAAAGATCGTCGCTTTTGGGCCTATTTAGGGTCACATCGTTTAGATTATGATTTCTTTAATCGCCCTGTTAGAAATCAAGCCATGCTACATGAAACCCAACGTTTGAAAAAACTAAGGTATCGCCAGAAGAAAGAGTATGATTATTGGGTAAAATACGGAAGCCTACCAAGATCAAACAGACGTGGATATTAGTTTGAACCTATAGGGTATTAGCACCTCCGATATAAAGTCTAGATAAAGTTTTTTTTAACCAATGGGATCCTTCCAATAGACTACATGACTCATCTGATAATCGCATGTTGCTGTAGCAGGTCCTGCGGACAACGGCGTAATGTGATAGTAGTATACAACAGGCCACCAGTTTGCCAGTTGTTCCTTGTCATTGACACTTGCTGTTGGCGAAACTGCATTTTTGACACTCCACTTTTTGTTCCTAAGGTCCCACCACCAGCTCATACGTTTAACGTTTGAACCGAACACTTGCTCTTGTTCGACAGCCGAAGGCCCCAGACGAAACATCATGTCTTTCTCTACATGAAACACCTTCTTATCGATAGGTGCACGACCAAGTAGATATGGATCATTCGTGCCATTAAATCCAGTGGCATCACCATGAGCTGTCTCATCAAGCTTCCGTGCTCCTTGGTGTGTAGACGTGTTTTTGAATATAGCGAACTCCGGCGTAGTTCCTATGTCACTGATAACAATACTCTCCTGAGCATTAATCTTACGCCACCCGCATATGATGCGAACATCAATCGGTAATGATGTAGAATTGTTGGTGAAGATAGCATTGATCTTGAATCCACGCACAAAGATACTTCGTCCAGAAAACAAATCTTGAGATGCTGCAGCTGCACCACTTTGAACTGCATTCACCAGAGTAGTAGGATTACTTAGCGGCGACAATAACGACACTTTAATCATTTGTCTTGCAGGTAGTGCTGCTCCATTTAGAAACGATCGTGGAGTAACGTTTTTCCTGCCTTCGAACAATCCTAACGCCTGCTTACGTACGCGCGTTCCATAACGCATACGACGACGCTTATAACGACCGCGACGACGCTTAAAACGCATGACACGGTTGACGCCACGGTTAGGACCTCCTCCATTGTATCTTCCCATACTCGCGATTTGAGTGTAATTATAGTTCCGAACACCTGTTGGACGACGGCGTTGTACCACTGCTGTGGAATTTCTTCTTGGTCGATCTGGTGTAACGACCGCTCGACTGCCCAAATATTCTCTAGCACGATTGTAATAATCTCGTGCTGTTCGATAACCAGCGTTCAACTCTCTGTATCGCTGTTGGGCTCTCTCTAACTGCTGTGCACTAGGCAAAACAAATTGAGGCCGATAGTTAGTCAGCACGTTGCCGGGCATTATTGGGTTATGAGGAGGGTCTAGTATTACCCCTCCTCATCCCAGTCCGGGGTCCACCTCATAACCTGGGGGGAAGTTTTTTTTCCGGGTCCCCCCTTCTTTTCCCGGGACCGCTCCCACGGCCATGCGGCCCGAAGTCACAGAGCAACACACCATGACCGGTTGTAAGAAGTGGTGTTTCACTCTCAACAACCCCTCTGATGGGGAATCGTCGTCGCTCGTCGATGTCTTTGAATCCGAGCACGTCAAATACGCCGTCGTCGGTCGCGAAATCGGCGAATCGGGCACCCCCCACCTCCAAGGCTTCGTCTGGTTCACTGACCGCAAATCCCTTCGCCAAGCTAAAGCAATCCTTTCTGACCGCATGCATTTGGAACCAACTAAAGGTACAGACAAACAGGCTAGTGACTATTGTAAGAAAGAAGGTGACTACGATGAATATGGTGAACTACCGAGTGTAGGAACGAAGTGCCAATGGGAACGATACCAAACTTGGTTACTCGCCCGCACTATCCCTCCCTCTGAAACGGAGATTTGCTTGGAATTTCCTTCTCTGTATGGCCGCTATCGGGTTGCGGCTCTTCAGATGTCTCGCTTGCTGTGTCCGATTCCTCTTCACGTTGAAGGAGATCTTCGCCCATGGCAACAAGATCTTGAAGCAATACTATTAGACGACCCAGACGATCGTACAGTGCATTTCCGTATAGATGAACAGGGTTCTGCTGGTAAGACATGGTTTACGCGATATTGGTTGACGAAGTATACGAAGGAGACTCAGTTGTTACGTGTTGGAAAGCGTGATGATCTTGCTCACGCTATTGATGAAACGAAAAAATATTATTTCTTTGATTGTCCCAGAGGAAGTTTGGAGCATTTCCAGTACTCCATCTTGGAACAGTTGAAGGACCGGGTTGTCTTCAGTCCAAAATATGACTCCACGACTAAACTCCTGCACCACAAGGCACACGTTGTTTGCTTTACTAACGAATATCCAGACATGGATGCATTGTCTGCTGATCGTTACGACGTTATTGAACTATGAGATACGCACGAGCCGCACTTAACAGACGCCGACGTTTTATTCCAGGCACCCCACGCATTCGTCGCAGATATATAGCTGGTCGAAGATTAAATAGATTCTTTACCCGGTATGCAAGAAACTATCTATCATTTCAACGTCGTCTTAGGATGTCTAGTCTACAGTCTATACTGTATTATAATCGCCTATCACCAGCCCTCCAGAGGCGCATACGCATTCGCTATTATCGCACTGGCAACAGCCGTTTATTCCGTATGCAAGGTCGTCGACCCCGCCTTCGCCATATGCGAACTGATTACTAAGCGAGTGAGTGCAGAACCTCACGACAGAAACCTAAACTAACATACACAATGATCGTAACACATAAAGAATGAACCTAACATTAACCTCGCGGATCCTTATAGTAGACACAGAAGTCGTACGAATAGGTGCAGAACGGCTCAATTGCATTTTCGGGACACGAATGGTAGAAGATAACAACCGGATACCATGTCATTTTATTTTCCTTGTCGAGCGCACTGTCTCCAGGCAACAAGTCAGAGATAAAGTTCATGCGCTTGTTATGCATTTCCCACCAGAACGACAGAGATTTAGTGTTGTTCCCATGAATCGCCTCTTCATTGGGCGTTGTCGTCGACCCCTTAGGCCCCAAGTGGAACGTAAAGTCCTTAACGACATGGAAAGCTGTCTTGTCGATAGGCGCGTTTGGGTTACGCCACACAGCACCTCTTTGTGCAGCCGCAGTCAGATTCAACGGCACCATTTTTGTCTTGTCATCTGTATTCCTGAATATATGTAGAGTGTTTACGCCCATGGCAGTACCACCCATGTCTGCATATGTCCTGCGCCAACCGCATATCATGCGCACAACAACCGGGTTCAACTCTCCTTCATTTGTCACCAACATGTTGAATTTGCATCCACGGATCATGCATTGCAATCCAGTAACTTTCGCTGTTTGGATCGTCTGCGAACCCATAGGCTGACTCACGTCTGTAGGTGCACCAACATTATCCTGTGTGTCTTTGTCGAAGTTTCGGATCAACCCAGGTAAAAGTGCAATTCTTTGAACAGCATTTGCCAAAACATTGGATTGAACAGCTAACGGTTGCACGTAGCGTTTCCCTTCAAAAAGTCCAAGAGCTGACCTTCGAACTTTCGTTCCCCAGCGTAGCCTGCGACGACGACGCCGACGTTTACCAAGCTTACGATGAACGATAGGATTACCAGCCCCAGCCCTATAGGTCGCCCTACTTGCATGGTAGCCTCGTCTACTGCGTGTTCCATTATAGCGACGACGTAACGGCATTTGTTGTCTGTCAGGTGTGATGATTACAGATGAAGAACCTCTTTTACCACTTTGACGTTTAGGTGACACGTGTTTCGGATCGCTGTATTCAGAATATCTCGTCTCGGCGTCAATGAAATCTCTAGTGTCTTGAGAGATGTCACGATAAGTTTGTGTTAAACTGTTCCACTCGTCCCTTGCTGTTTTCTTAAGGTCGGTAGTGAACTTCTTCCACTTGGAACGTGCAGACATAATGGGTTATGAGGAGGGTCAGTATTACCCCTCCTCATCCCAGTCCAGGGTCCACCCCATAACCTATCCGGCTCGCTCTCCAGTCCCGTTTTTCCCAGGACCGCTCCACGGCCATGCGGCCCGAAGTCACAGAGCAACACCATGACCGGCTGTAAGAAGTGGTGTTTCACTTTGAACAACCCCACTGAAGGGGAAACATCGTCGCTCGTCGATGTCTTTGAATCCGAGCATGTCAAGTACGCCGTCGTCGGACGCGAAACAGGCGAATCTGGCACCCCCCACCTCCAAGGCTTTGTTTGGTTCACTGACCGCAAATCTTTACGCCAAGC